AGACCTTCATCTACGCCTACCTCTACGGGGCGGGCGACACGAAGCTCGGCATCACCGTGAAGCCCACGCTCGACGGCGACGCGGCGAAGAAGTACGGGCGCAAGGTCCGCGCTCGCTTCGAGAAGAACCTCCCCGCGCTCGGTCTCGTGACCGACGCCGTGAAGGCGGTCGCTCGCCAGCGTGGCTACGTCCGTCTCATCGACGGGCGCCGCGCCTACATCCGGGCCGAACACTCCGCGCTCAACACCCTGCTTCAGGGGACGGGCGCCATCATCTGCAAGCGCTGGATTGTGGACTTCAACCGGCGCTTCATCGAAGAGTTCGGGCCGCAGGGATGGGCTGGCAAGTGGGCCGCGCTCGCGTGGGTCCACGACGAAGTGCAGATAGCTGTACGTCCCGACATCGCCGACCGCGCCTCCGCGCTCGTCGTCGAGTCCATCCGTGCGATGACCGCACACTTCGACTTCCGCTGTCCCCTCGACGGGGAAGCGAAGCTCGGCCCGCATTGGGCCGCGACTCACTAACCACAACTCAATGCGCTCACGCACCCCCTCGCTGACGAAGGGGATGCTCGAGGAAATCGCAACCTCCAAAGGCGGCGACCTCCTCGAGTTCCCCGTGCGTCCGTTCACCCCGGCGCTCCCGGCTCCGGCCAAGAAGCTCGCCGGACGCAAGACCGTGACGGCGCTCCTCTACGGCGACGCTCACTTCCCGTTCCACGACCAAGAGGCGCTCGACGTCATCGCCGCCATCGGCGTAGACCTCGGGCCCGATTACCTCATCAATATGGGCGACAACGTGGACGCCGCGCACCTGAGCGAGAAGTTCCGCACGGACCCGAAGCGGACCACATCGCTCCAAGATGAAATCGACCTCACCCGTGAGCATCTCTACCAGATGCGGAAGCTCCTGCCGAAGGCGGAGTTCTGGGTGATGGAAGGCAATCACGAAGAGCGCCTCACCCGCGCCCTGTGGAATCTCGACGGCCCGGCGAAGGCGCTCTCGCTCCTGACGAAGGTCCAGCGGGCCCTAACGTGGCCGGTCCTCCTCGACCTCGAGGGTATCGGCGCGAAGTGGGTGCCGATGGCCGAGCAGTCGAAGGCGTCCATCCTCCCGCGCTTCATCATCAAGCACGGCTCGCTCGTGCGACAGCAGTCGGCCTACACCGCCGCCGCCGAGTGGAAGAAGTACGGTAAGTCAGGTGCGAGTGGTCACACGCACCGCCTCGGTGTCTTCTACCATCGCGACCACAACGGCTCGCACGTATGGGTTGAGACCGGGTGCTCGTGCTCCCTCAACCCCGACTACACGAACGACCCCGATTGGCAACAGGGCTGTGTGGTCCTGACGTTCGACACGCAGACCGGCGCCGTACAGGTGGAGCCCGTCTACATCCACCACGGCTCGGCGATGTGGCGCGGGAAGTTCTACACCGCAACGAAGCGGAGGAAGTAATGGAGAACCCCGAACCCGAATCACGCGAGGCGAAGGTCAAGCGCCTCGTGACGATGGTGCGCCGCGGGATGTATCGCAACAAGGGCGACTGCCCGTGCGATGTCTGTCTCGCGCACGAGAACCTCGACAAGCTCGCCGCGATGGCGAAGGAGACACGATGAGTGGGAAAGGTGACGCCCGTCGTCCCGCCGCCGTCCCGGCTGACGTCGTGGACGACAACTGGACGCGCACGTTCGCACCCACCGGTCTCGGAGCGCAGAGCACCGCCGTCTCGCAGGGCGACTACTGCCTGTCTCAGACGCTCGGCTACACGCGATGCACGGAGCGCTGTGTGAACATCCGGGAGTGTCCGCGATGATTCACACACTAAAGGACGCCCTCGCAATCGCGTTCGTCGTCGTCGTGATGGGCCTCGCGTTCCTCCCGGCGGTCTTGCTGGCGTTCGTGCGCGTCGTTGACAGACTAGCGACCATCCTGTTCGAGGAGTTCAACGATGTCGTGAGGGGCGCGTGAAGACCGCCCTCCTCATCGACGGCGACATCCTCGTGCATCAAGTCGCTCTGGTCTGCGAGGTCCCGATTCAGTGGACCGAGGACCTGTGGACCCTGCACTCAGACATCGGTGAAGCGAGCCGCGAACTCGACCGGCGCATCTCAGACCTGCGAGAGCACTTCCCTGAGGCGTCTGTCATCATCGCGCTTAGCTCGCGCACCAACTGGCGCAAGGGCGTAATGCCCACCTACAAGAGCAACCGCAAGGCAACGCGGAAGCCGCTCGTGTGGAAGCCATTGCGTGACTACCTCGCCGACAAGTACGACACCCGAGAGTTCGACGGGCTTGAGGGCGACGATACGCTCGCGCTCCTCGCGACCGCGCCGAACCCGGACGCCGAGCGCCGCATCATCGTGTCGCTCGACAAGGACTTCAACAGCGTCCCCGGGCTCACGCTCAACTGGCGCCACGCCGCCGACGCCGCCGAGTGCGGAGTCATCGACAGCTACGAAGAGGCGCTGATGGAGCACACGCCCGCCGACGCCGACCTGTTCTTCCTGACGCAGGCCGTTGCCGGTGACGCCACCGATGGCTACCCGGGATGTCCGGGCGTCGGGATGGTCCGCGCCAAGAAGTTCCTCGAGGAGGGCTTGGTCCTCGAGCGCACCGAGAAGGTGCTCAAGTCAGGACCTCGCAAGGGGCAGACCGTCGAGGAGTGGGTCCCGGGCCGACCGGGCACTCCGTGGGAGGTCGCCGTCTCGGTGTACGCCGCGGCGGGCCTTGGCGAGGAAGTCGCACTACAGAACGCTCGCGTGGCCCGGCTCCTCCGACACGGCGAGTTCAACCCAGAGACCGGAGACGTCACCCTATGGGCGCCCACAACGCAGGCCCCCCCCGAATCATCCTCGGAGTAGCTGGCAAGGCCGGGGCGGGGAAGGACACCCTCGCCGACGCGCTCGTGAAGCATCACGGCTTCTTCAAGGCCAGCTTCGCGCTCGCACTCAAGCTCGAGGTCATCCTCAAGTACGGCTTCACGCGCTCGGAGGTCTTCGAGACGAAGCCGCCCGAAGTGCGGAAGGTGCTACAGGAGTACGGCTATGCGGCCCGGGCGAAGGACCCCCTCCATTGGGTCCGACAGCTTGAGAGCTACATCGCCGGGAAGAAGCTCGTGGTCATTCCCGACGTCCGCTTCAGGAACGAGGCTGACGCCATCCTCTGGTGGGGCGGGCAGAACATCCGGGTGCTCAACGCCCACAGTGTCTACCCGCTGGCCGGGACGCCCGCCGCCCTGCACGAGAGCGAGACCGCGCTCGACAGCTACCCGATGGCCTACGTAGTGAACACCCGCGTCCATCTGCCGGAAGACCTCGCTCGTTCGGCGTTGGCACAAACCTTTCCTCTCCTTCTCTAGGAGTAGCGAACAATGAACGACATCAACGGCACGACCACGACCTCGACCACGGCCCTCCGCGCCTCGCGCATCCTCGCCCTCGCCAACGCCTTCGGCTTGGAGACCGCCCGGTGGGCCGACGACCTGCGCTTGGACTCGGGCATCCCGGCCCGCTCGTTCCCGGGCGTCATCGCCGGGAGCGGCCTGAAGCGCACGAACCGCACCGTCAAGTCGATGATTCCCGACTCCCGTGGGCGCACGGTCTTCAAGTACCGCCGCACCCGGGCCTTTAACGCCAACGTGAAGTCGGCGAAGAAGACCCTCGGAATGGCGTAAGCCTCTGGCCCACCCTGTCTTAACCGGCAGGGTGGGCCCCTTACCCTACCCAATGGGAACAATGGCAAATCACCACAAGATTCCCCCCATCCCGACTGAACTCGTCGAGTGGCTCGAGAAGACGGAAGCCTCGCCCAACCGGGCCCCTGAGGCCAGTCTCGCGGAGGTCAACTTCCGCGCCGGAAAGAACCACATCATCTGGCTCCTCCGCAGTCATCACGACCGTCAGAAGGAATCCATCATCTCTGACCGCTAATCCCACCTATGGACGCACCACAAGAGAAGGGGCGCGTAACCGCCGAAGAGCGCTACAACGCGCTCGTAGTGGAGCGTGAGCCCTTCCTGCGCCGGGCCCGGGATTGCTCCTCCCTGACCATCCCCTCCCTCCTCCCCGAGGAAGGCGCGAATGGTCACACGAACTTCCCTCAGCCCTACCAGAGCATCGGCGCCCGCGGAGTCAACAGCCTCGGCGCCAAGTTCCTCCTCTCCCTGTTCCCCCCGAGCACGAGCTTCGTCCGCTTCGCCGTCGATTCAGACGTCGAGGACCAACTCAACGCCGCGGGCGCTCAGGACGCGAAGGGCGAAATCGACAAGGCTCTCCGCCGCACGGAAGAGAAGGTGTTGGCTCGCGTCGAGCGTGGCGGATTCCGCCGCACGGCCTCCGAGCTATTTCGCCATCTCATCGTGGCAGGGAACGTCTTGCTGGACCTCCTGCCGAACAACGGCTCCCGCCTCCACCCGCTGACCTCCTATGTGGTGAAGCGCGATGGTGAGGGCAACGGCATCGAAATCGTCTTCTTCGAGGCCCTCGACCGGCGCACACTCCCCCCGAGTGTCATCGCGATTCTGGCCGAGAAGGTCGTCGAGCAGAAGCGGGACCAGAAGGAGAAGGTCATCAAGCTCTTCACCCGCGCCCTCCTCGAAGACAAGAAGTGGAAAATCTGGCAGGAGGTCGAGGGGACCATCGTCCCCGGCTCTGAGAGCACCTACCCGCAGGACTCCTCGCCGCTCATCCCGCTCCGCTGGACGAAGGTCGATGGTCAGGACTACGGGCGCTCGCACGTTGACGACTACATCGGCGACCTGCGCTCTGCCGAGTCCCTCCGCAAGAGCATCATCGAACTCACCGCCGCGATTGCGAAGGTCCTCATCTTCGTGGACGAGAACGGCGTCACGAGTATCAGCGACATCGAGACCGCCGAGAACCTCGCGGTCCTCCCGGGCCGCGCCGCGGACATAACGACCTTCGTGGTCGAGAAGACGCAGGAGCTTCGCGTCGCCAAGGAAGAACTCAACGACATCAAGCGTGACCTCGCGGCGGCGTTCCTCCTCGCCTCGAGCGTACAGCGCGATGCCGAGCGCGTGACCGCCGAAGAGATTCGCGTCATCGCCAACGAGCTTGACCAGACGGTAGGCGGAAGCTACGCCGTCCTTTCGCAGGAGCTTCAGCATCCCCTCGTCGCGTTCCACCTACGCGAACTCACGAAGGATGGCAAGGTCTCCCTGCCGAAGAAGTACGTCATCACCCGCATCGTCACCGGCCTCGAGGCCCTCGGGCGCAACTCCGACCTCGACAAGCTGAGGATGTTCGGCTCTGTACTCAACGAGATGTTTGGCCCGCAGTTCGCCGCCACAGTCCTCAACCCCCGCACGGTCGGCTCACGAGTCGCTACCGCGCTCGGGCTCGAGGAGAAGGGACTCGTCCTCACGGAAGAGCAGATGCAGGCGAACCAAGCCACCGAAATCGCGACGGACTTCGCGACCAAAGCCGCGCCCGGAATGATGAAGCAGGGCGCCGTGCCCACCGCCTAACCAACCACTATGTCCAAGACTGAAGAGACCCCCGCTGTCGAAGTGAAGGAATCCGTGTCCGCGGAGGAGACCGAGAAGGTCGCCAAGGCGTCCAAGGTGAAGCTCGACGCCGGGATGCAGGTCAACCCGAACACGGGTCAGGTGCTCCCCGGCAAGTATGCCTTGCCGAACGGCATCATCCGTGAGGACAAGTAATGAAGGACCTCACAGAGGTAACGGTCCGCGAAGGCGAGCCCGCGCCGACTGAGAGGCCCTCGTGGCTCCCGGAGAAGTTCAAGTCCGCGGAAGACCTTGCGACCGCCTACTCGGAACTCGAGAAGCGTCAAGGCGCCGCGGCCCCGGCTCCGGCCCCGGCTCCGGCCCC